TAAAGATGCGATTTGGAAGATTATAAGTGTGATGAAAGATATTGAGTATGAAGCAACAAACTCAGTTGATGAATATGTTACCAGACGCAAAAGGATGGAACAGGTTAAATCTATTTTGTTAATTGGCCGATCACACCCAGATAGCGCAATCAAGCGTTTGAAGGGTTTAAAGCCAAAGTACGAGAAAGTATAAAATGCTAAAGACAGTTATGGATGTCGTGTACCACTTGGGGCTTGGCTCATCAGCCAAGCTTCTTTGGATTCGGTTGTTTGATAGATATGGTTATGAGACATTCGCAGGCACCTATGAGGAAATGGCCGACGAGGTCCACAGTAAGCGTTATACCGTCCGCGCCCAGATCGCCGCGTTACGCGAGATTGGCGCAGTCATCAGTAGCAATCACTATATCACTGGCAATGCAGGCAACGAGTTTCGCCTGCGTCCACCAAATGAATGGAAAAACTAATGCCAAATATGCTGGATTATGAACGCCTTGTGCGTCAGGTTGTCGACCTTAGCGTCGAGAATGCTAGGCTTAAGGGCCATCATCGCAACGGGGAGGATGATCGTTGGAACATTATCGAGGAGCAAGCACCGATTGGTACGCTCGAAGAGGAACGCCGCCTTCGCCGGATTATTCGAGACTGGGAAGAGCGTTACGATATCTTGTGCGAATTGTTTATGCGGCGAGACGACCACAAGCCAAACCTGAACTGGCACGATGCCAAGGCGGACTTGGAATACCGCCGCAGGGTAAAGGCGGAAGCGCAAGCGAAGACCGAGAAGCGGCTTATGTGGCTGCGGATCGTTTATACGAAGATCATCAATTTAATCACAAAGAGGGTAAAATGAGTAATTTACTAAACACACGCGAGAAGACCCACGGAAACTACCGCGACAACGCCAACCTTAGCCAAGCCATTAAAGACGTGCTGCGGAGCGGTAAGAACTGGGAACGCTTGAGCGATGGCCAGAAGGAGGCTCTGGAGATGATCTCAGTCAAGCTGGCGCGGCTTCTGAGCGGCGATAAAGACTTCCGCGATCACTGGGACGACATCGAAGGCTATGCCAAGCTTGGCGGACAAACTAGCCCCACCAATTTGCCAACCGTAACTCTAGATTTAACAAAGGCGATGGAAGGATGAGCAAGTTTTGGATATATGTGGCAGCAACGGTTTTTTTAATATTAACCAGCTACTGGTGCGCTAATGCCCTAAATGATTCGGTTGCATCTAATGCCACAACCATATGGCTTGCAATGTGGTGCTTGTTTAGCGGGATTTTGGGCCTGTTTGCAGGTGTCAGTGCCATCATGGAGTTGGAACATTATGTGCGTTAAGGGAGCGCCTGAGATGACCGGCTATCGCAGCAAGAAGATATCATCAGATATTCGTTGGTTGGGGCCATATGCCCCAGCCGACCGCCATGCCGATGATGTGACGCTGTCCCACGTTGTGGAGCTTCGCAGGAAGGTCGCGGAGCTTGAAGATCAGCTTGCACGGGCAATGTCATGGGTCATACCGATGCAAAGAGAAAATGCCCTATTGCGTAAAAAATTAACGGGAGGTGATAATGACATGGTATCAGATTAGAGGCGAACGCCGCGACTTTATGCGCCAGCCATCTATCATTATCGACAACGATATGACAAAAGAAGAAGCAGATCGCATGTTGATCGAGTTGAAATCCGAGATGCCCCTTTGGGACTTCTTTATGGAAGAGCAGGAATTCGTAGATGGAAAAATACAAGAGGGTCTTCGTACCTAACCCAAGCTTTCGGTTTGACCCAACCGAGCTAAATACCCTCGCCGAATCGGTCGTCTACGTCAGCGACCTTCCCATGTTTGACAACCTGATTGGCGATGAAAACATTCATCGCTTCGAACACAAGGTTGCAGAACGGATGGAAGACTTTGACCCGGCAGCCGATATCATCGCCTACTACGGCGACAGCATGATCTTTGCCATTATGGTGATGTACCTATGCGACAACCACGATGGGTTTGACGTGGCGCGATATTCGTCGAAGCTCGGCGGGTACGTCATCCGCGAACTGGCCTACGATAAGTTCATCTAATAAAAAAGCCCGGCTTGCACCGGGCTTCTTTTTTATTCTGCGACCTGTGCCGCTGTCGTTGCCGCCTCAACTTGCGGCTTGGCCTGCGAATGAAGCATCGCGATCACTTCTGAAACCTCTTCATAGGCACCCTTCGCAAGGTGCTTTAGGATGGCATTGACGTGCGCCACGGTGAGCTTCAGTTCTACTTCTAAATTATCCATTAGATACCCCTGTTTGCGATTTCCAGCGCCTTGGCGATGGTTGTATCATCCACGTTAAGCAGTGGCTTCGTGCCCTTGCCCTCGTCCTTCTTAATACGATCCACCATGGCAATCAACTGGTCAGCCTTGGCCTTGGCAGCGCCAGTGGCTCGACCGCCGCTTTTGCGGCCTATGCGACCGCCAGAGGCATGTTGATCAGTAGGCCAAATTGACGGAGGAAGTTGTTGCATGCCTTTATAAAGACCATATTGTGCAGCTGCTTTTACACCCCCAGCTCCGATAGGGTTAGCTTGCGCTCCAACTAAAGGTGCGCTTTTTTGAAGAACTTGTTGGAAGGCTTGTTGCGCCGGTGTAAGAGTTTGTTTTGATATTGGAGCAGAAATATTACGTGCGCCATATTGACCCAATCCGGCACCCGCTGCAGCTGCTCCTAATGCACGAATAGGAAGGCCACCCAACAATGCCATTTCAGCCATTGCTAAACCAGTATCAATTTTAGCACCAGTTCCAAATTTATTTTGAGCGGGAACCATAGATGAAAGTTGATCTATGTTGTTGCCATAAGTGGACTTTCCAACTTGATAATTTCCAAGCGTATCAAGTTTATTGAGTGTGCCTCGAAGATCAGCAGATGCTGGACTTGCAAAAAGAGCATTTTTACCAGCAGGATGAAGACCGCTAGTATAATTTTTATTAAAGTTATTGAACGAAAAACCTTGATCTTGAGGGTTTATCTTCTTTGCCGTGTAAGCTTGCGCCACTGTATGCCAAGCATCAGGATTATATGAATTAACCACATTGCTGAGGTTTGTAAGATCGCTAACGTTAGGACCATTTGTCCTATTTGATGCAGAGTTAACAATATTGTTGTAAATTTGATCGTTTGTTTTGGCGTTGGTTCCATTCATATTGGGATTGCCAACAATCCGCATAACGCCTTTACGCGCGTTATATAGACCAGCAGCTTGGCTTTCAGCAGTAGCCAAATCATTTACCGCTTGCTGTCCACCAATGCCTGTACTTTTACCTATGTCATAGGCAGCAGAATGCATATCAACGTCTACAGCAGATCTGAGAGACTGAAGAAGCTGATCATTAAGACGAGCGCTACCGGGTGACCCATTATGGTTCATTTGGTCATCTAGAGAGATGCGAAGGGCATGCAATTGATCAAAAGTCAATCCATCTGGATTGGATAGTGCCTTTTCAACCACTCCCAATGTTGGTTCTATATCAGATACTACCGATGCGGATGATTTTCTGGCTCCATCAACAGCATTAGATAATGCAGTAGGAGAAAAAGTAGTTGTATCTTTGCTCAAATAATTTGCTGGCTTAAATGCTGCAGCTAACTGAGCCGCAAAACCATTAGGGTTTGAAGAATCATTTTTCCAATTATTAATAGAATTTCTAATTGCCTCACCAGCTTCATTAGAACTAGCAATATCATTTGTGCCAGTTACTTTTGTAAGATCGGCTAATTTGTTACCAATTTGGCCAGAAACCATTGCGGCAGATTTTGGAGCTGCATTTGTTGGGTCTGAGTTCAATAATTTAGGGAATAAAGAACTATCAGAAGCAGCAACCGCAGGTGTATGAATACCTAATTCATCCCCCATTGCCCCAATAATTTCAGGGTCAGAAACGCCACCTTTAAGCATTTGAGAAATTTTTGAAGAAAACTCTGGAGCAATTTTAGAGCCAACATTACCGATAGCTGTCCCTGCTGCCCCAAGCAGCGCAGGAGCAACCTTTGCCCCTATTGCGCCAGAAACTGCACCACTCAGCTTATCGCCAACTGTATCCCCTTCTGAAGAGCCATAAATAGCGCCTTGAGCAAGCGGATTTTCAAGTACGCTTGCAGCCTTTCCAGCCAACTCTGACCCTCCAGCAAGGCCGCGCAATCCTGCTCCAGCTAAACTGCCGATATTGCCAGATTCTGCCAATAAACCAGCGCCGCCAACAGCCGCAGCTTCTTCTGGGCCTGCGAAAATAGCATTTAAAACAGAAGGAACAGCAGCCGCTGCCATACCCGTTCCATAGAGCCACGGATGCTGATTCCATGCCTCATTTGTAGATGCTTTTTGTTTAGCAAGCTCTGCTGTGTATTCTGGATGATCACTACCAACCATTTGGCCTGTTTTCGCAGCCGCAATAACTTCGGGCGAATATCCAAGACCAAATGCTTGTGCTGCACCGCGCCCAAATGCTTCTAAGCTACCAACCTGAGGCTTGGCAGCTTCAGGTGGCGGCGTTAAAAATTTAGCATAAAGATCTTCGCCTGAACCTGCATTGGATTCTGCTGGCGGCTGTAGGAATTTTGCATACGGATCATCGGCCATGTTTATTGCTCCTACCGGGCATAACCAGTTTTTCCTTTATTAGGCCCAGATGGGATAATAAATGGAGTATTTGGTGGAAGTTTTGCAACGTCTTCTATGCTGTTCACTTGTGCTGGACCCATTCCAAGGCCGGGCTTCATAGTAGACATAACCTTTTCAACATAAGCATCATAAGGATTGGCAGCTACAAACTTCTTTTGGTAAGAAATCGGATTATAGTTTTCGGATTCAGCATCGTACCCATTGTACATTTGTTGCTGATAACCAATGTTAGCCTTAGCTTTACCAATGATGTTATGGACACCTTCTGGCGACATTGTTGCACTTGGAATTGCACCAGCCAATGTATTCAATTCAGTCGCAGGAGCACCCCTTGCCATGCCTGAAAGTTGTTGCAATTGAAATGCAATAGCATCCTTCATCGCCACATCATAATTACCAGCTGAATAATCATGCAGCCAAGGGCGTTGCCCCGTTGGATCAATCGCACCCATAACACGATCCCAATTAGCTTTGGAAGGGGTCTCAGGACCCGACTTGAATTTGCTATATAAATCCTCAAGTTGGGTTAAGTTATTCATGGCCTGTGAAGACTTTGGCAAAAATGCCTGACCTTCATTTTCAAAGTCCTTCGACTGAATAATACGCGCTTGGGCGTTTAAGCCTTGTTGCTCAGTGTTAATTGCACCCGGCGTCGGGATGACATTATTATTAACGTCAAATGTCGAACCTTTGTACTTCTCAGCATTCAACTGCGCCCATTCTGCCTGTTGTTTAGGATAAGCACCTGTTCCAGCTTGGCTCCATTTTTGAGCATAATTTGCTAAATAAGAAGCATCTTTATTGGCAGGAATATCCACACCATTAGGATGATGAATAATAAGAGATGATGCCTCTTGTGGTGTATATGAATATTGCTGTGGTGCCGTTCCAGTCTGCGGAGTAGCCCCGACATTGGGAGCAGCACCCGCTGGAGCGCCGGAAGGAGCATTCGCGCTAGATGGCAAACCTCCTTTATAACCAGTCATCTTTGCATAATCTGCAAGAGAAAGATTTGTATTATTCATAGCGTTATATTGAGCCAAGCCTTCGTTCAATGTGTTTAGAGCAGCGACATTGCGCTGCTGTGCAATTGGCTGATCCAATTGGCGCTGCATCAAATTGCTCTGCACGTCTTCATAAGCCTTAGCGCCGCCACCAATGCCTTGAAGAATGGCAGCACCAAGATACCGGCTGTTTGACCCGGCCATTGTACCAATGCCTGCCAAAAGCGGAATAAGGTACTGCTCACTGGTAAGCGCATCGCCGATACCCTTAAGCGGGGATGGCTTCTGCGCTGCACTATCTGGCGCTTGGAAGCCCGGCTGATCGCTAACTACTGCAGCTGGCGCGGCATTCGGCGCTGGACGATCTGCAAGGCCTGCCCATGTCGGGGAAAGCGCCGCCTTCATTTCTGGCGTAACACCGTTGCTTTGAAGGTCAGCATCCAGATCGCGTCCGGTACG